TACCGGAGTCGGCCATGGCTTGACGGAGTGCTTGCTTGCCCTCCGCGTGATCTGAGCTTTTTCGAACGGCGTCAACGCCAGCCTTGACACCGGTCGCTTCGTAAGCCGTAGACGCAGCTTTCTTTAAACTGTTAACCAGCCAGCTACCAGCGTCTGCAAGCTTACCCTTGGCTCCTGTGATCACTTCACCGGCTTTGTCTTTGGCGCCGGTGTAGGTGTCACTGACCAGCTGACCTGCGGTGGCCACTGTCTCAGCAATATCAACGCCGGTTTTCTCTTTCACCCAGTCGTTGGCTTTATTGGCCGTGTCTTTGACTGAGCTCCACCATTGTTCTGCCAGCCCGGTTACTTTGCCCCAGGCCTCGCTCATACCGCCAAGAGCAGACTCCCAGCCCGCAGAAATGCTATCTGTTACAGCGTCCCATTTGCTGGTAATCGCTCCCGCTATACCATCCCACGCGCCGGAAAACACGCCGGCAATGCTTGCCCAGGTTTCTGACACTTTGCCGGTAACAGCGCTCCACTTATCTTCAATCGAGCTACTGGCCTGACCCCATAAGTGTGAGGCGAAATCTGTTGTCGTGTTCCAGGCACTAATAATGGAACCGCCGATGTCAGAATCACGCAGGTCGCCAACCCACTCGCCCATCTTGTCGCCGATAACATCGCCCGCTGACGCCCCAAGCCAGCCACCAACAGCTGCCCCCACAAGGCCGCCGATTGCAGTCCCAATGATGGGCACAACAGATCCCATGGCCGCGCCTGCAGCCGCGCCGGCAGTCACCCCGCCAATGCCTCCAACGCCGCGGCCTACCGCTGACCCTGTTGCTTTGTCCTTGTCCTTGCGCGTCATGTCGCTGGATTCGGAGGAGTACACGTCTTTAGCCGCTATTCCGGCGCTCAGAAGCGCGCCCAGTAGCGGTATCCGCTTGGTTAACTTGCCTATCCCGCTCAGAAGTTTTCCGCCGCCACGCCGAACAGCAGAGCCCACGCCGCCCCGAGCGGCTCTTCCAGCGTTAGCGCCTGTAGCTCCTCCTACTCCTGGCGCCCCGGCTACGGCTCCGGGCGCTCGCGTAGCTGGCCCTCGGGTCCGGGCGCCAGGCGCAATTTTCGCGGCCAATCCTTTTAAGCCCAATGCTCCGGCAATTTTTGAGAGCAGGCCCAAAGGCAATAGTGCCGCAAGAATCCCACCCAATGCGGTCAATATTGGCCTGAACAGCAAGCCTAGAAAACTGCCGCTTTTTCCTCCGCCTTGCGCTTGCTCGATGTCCTCCAGTTGTTCGAGAACTCTGGCTTCGTGCTTTTTCTCACGCTTGGCTGTCCCGCGCATATTTCGCCAGAAACGGCGATACCAGCGGTCTTGCCCAGAGTCACCCTTGCTGCCCAGAATCTTACCGAAGCCCCGGCTTAGAGGTTGCGCAACCTCTCGAAATGCCTTAACGGCAGGATCAGACTCTTCATTGACAGCCATCGACCCAATGGCTCCGGTGAGCCGGTCGCTCAGCCCGCCAATGGCGGTCCCTAACGAGCCTTCCGCGCTGCCTTCATCTTCGTTAGATTGCTCATCATCAGGCGTTTTGGCGCCCACGAAACGGCCTGAGCTATCTCTACCCGAGCTTTTCCCGGCCTCCGGCGTGGCGACAATCGGTGTGTCACCCGGGCCCTGCCGGGGCGCTGCCTCATGCTCAATGGTTACCTTCATTTCTGGCGATTCAGCCCGAACCGTGCCGGAATCCTGGCTGCCCGCCGCTGTCTCACCGGGGGATTGTTCTGGGCTGTTCCTACCGACACCCTTACCTGGTAGCGGTACCGCAACCGTCGGTGTGCTTTGCGAATCCTTATTCGCCATAACCGGGGTGGCAATAATCGGTTTTTCGGGTGCGTCGGGGCGCCCCGCTGGCGCTTCATCACGCTCAACCACAACCTTGATGTCAGACGGAGTTTCCTGAACTGAATTTGCGGCTTGGCTGCCGGGCGTTTTGGCGCCCACGAAACGGCCTGAATTGTCACTGCCTGAGGGGTCTTTTGAGGCTGTAGATTTGTCTATCGGAGGCGTGTAGGGCAGCGCGTCACTTGTCGCTTTCGCACTTTCCAGGCCAGCCTTTACAGGCGCGCCGACATCACCGTCTAGCTTGCGAGAAATAACCTTTAGCTCGTCAACAATATCGCCAAGGGCCGTTAGAAGATTATCTCGCTCAACCTTTTGTCCCAGCAAAAAGCCTTGTTCATCGTGTTGCATTGCCATATCAGGGCCTCATAAACGTATCAAGCTGGGTAAAGGTCATCTGCACTTCTTCGAGTGCATCCTCGCGGCGCGACAGGGAAACCTCGTAGCTGACCGGGCGGAATAACCCCTTGGTCCTGAACCCGCCGAGATCGCCCACAAAGGAATGAGTGACCGTGATCGTAATCGCGTAATCGGCAGGTACGCCAACGGTCCCATCTGCACTTGCGACGGCGTCTGAGTGGGCACTGAACCACTTGCGGATTGTTCCTTTTTTATCATCCATGGTGGTCATGCGGATCTCGTCAACTTCCGTGCCGGTAGCGCTATCAATTACCGTCGCACCCACTTTCAACTTATCACCAGTAAGAGTGACCGGGCCGTGCTCAATGTCAGTGCAAAACAGATTGAACTCATCTGAGAAGTCACCCATCAGCGGGCTTGATACACGCACCAGAAACAGGTTTTTCTTGGCGCGACCGGTGCGTATGGCTTCTTGCTGAATTGATTTGGCTTCTTTGGGTGATATGCCGCCGTAAAGCGGCGTAGCGGTATCCAGGTACAGCGATGAATCCCCTTTGGGCCTATTGCTTGAGGCGCCAGACACTCTTTTTGGGTCTATAACCTGAGCTGCCAGGCCCGCAAGCCCTTCCTGCTGAATAATTTCTGCGACCTGACTGGTGGTGTTGATGGCGTTGCGAACCTCCGGCGGCAGGCGGCTGGCAGCGTTTCCGGCAGCACTGCCCAGTTCGCGGGCCGCACGATTGCCTATAGCGCCAGAGATAACGCCATAAGCTTCCGCGCTTCCGCCAATTACCTGAATTCCTTTTTGTGCGGATCGAGTCGCGGCGCCAACCGCATCACGTCCTCCCAGGCTCGCCGAGATTGAATCAAACAAACCCATTGCCATCATCCTTCTTTGCTGCGACCACGGCTTTGGCGTAGAGCCTGGCCTGATCTTCGTCGAGCTGCATTAGGTCGGTCAGGTAGTCGACGGCCATCTCTTCGCTGACGTCCATATCCTTAAGCTGCTGAATGGCCTGTATCAACATTAGGCCAACGCTCATGCTGTCCGAACGGGTGCGTTGCTTTTCAGATTCCAGCGCGGATATAGAGCCAAAGAAATTAATTTGCCATGGGCGCTCTGCTGCGGGGATAACGACGCCGTATTTTTTTAGCGTGTGGACGTCAATCACGTGATTGAAGAACTCTGACAGTGCCACCCGGATTACCCGTGCGCGCTCAGCAACTTGTGCGCTGGTTCGGAAAAACCCACCCTCACCCAGGCCGCCGCCCATCTGATCCGCGAAGCCCACCATCGAAAGGTCAACGCCCAAGGCGCCCGACAACAGGCGTGCATGAAGCATGATGTCCTCAATACCGATACTGGAAGTGCGACCGGTTTGGCCGCCATTGGGCGCCTGAATGGTAGTGAGCTGCTTATCACCGAAGACCGGTATAACGTGGCGGATACGCTCCATGACAGGGCGCCCACCCTTGGCGGCACTCTCTGCCACGTCTTTTGAGCGCTTCAACATTCCGCCGATGGATTCCAAGAACTTCTTTTGCTGTGCCTTGCTCATATCATTGAGATTAACGGTCAGCATCTGCTCATCGATAGAATCCATCCATCGCTGCCCCACCAGACCCAACAGGCTGGACGCCAGATTGTTGTAGGGCTCTTCGGCGGAGTACAGGAGCGACCCACCGACCATGCCCGGCATCAACGGTAGGTTTTCGATGGAATCTTCTTCCAGTGCGAGTTTTAAGGACTTTTCAAGTACGCCGTGCTGGGGTATCCACTGCGTGCGCGGCATTCTCATGCGCACCATCTGGGTTTTGTCCAGGCGCTGAAAATTTCGGGGACCGGTGTATACGGCAAAACCAACCGTGCGCGATCCACGTTCAAACGGCTGCACCAGGGGCGGGCGCACCATTTCACCGATATAAAGATCAACGACGCCTTTTTTTTCTTCGCTGTACACGCGCGCGTAGGCATCACCGAAAGCGGCGCCTAAATACGCCACGTTGAAGGCGACGGAGTTGAACATATCTGATAGGTCATCACGAATCTCGCGCACCATAGCCGACATTTTCTTATCATCGGCGAAGCCTGGGCGCTCTTCGATGAAGACCAGGCTGCCATTGGTCTCATGGCCGCCAAGCGCGGCGGTTACCAGCAGCTGCACAGAGGTAGAAACGATGGGATTTGATTCCATCATTGACCACTGATCGTAGATGGTTTGACGGGTACGGGCCTTTCGGTTTCCAGACGACATCAGGCTGGCGACCGTGGTCATACCGGCGCCGTAGAGGGTTGTGTCTGATACGCTTATATCGCTCGCTGACGCCGCCTCCTTTGTATAAGCAGCCGTGTTGCTGCCGAACAAAGATGAGAAGATTCCGCGTCGCTGCTTTTGGGGTTTGGTAGCCATGGCGCCCACTGTACGGCAGCGCCATGGTTTTAAAGGGCGGGGATTTCCGGTTATTACCCGGTGACTAGCGCCTCCATATCCTGATCGTGCAAGCTGTATTCGCCATCATCCGCTGACAACAGAAATTGACTGTTTCCCACTGGCCAGCGCGACAACGCAAGAGTTCGGAACTCGTCTGCCATTATCAGGGTTTCAAGCGCCGTGTCACCGGCATAGGTGGCGCGCACCCGCGAGTCGTCCTGATCGCCCATGTCCCGATTTGCATCATTCAGTACCTGTTTCAGCGCCCACCAATAGGGGCCATAGTCGCGATACCGCAGCGGGTCTTTTTCAAGCCGACGCCGGATCACTCCTAACGCAAACCCTTGCAAGTCCGAAAACCCCTTGTCGGCCTTTAGATTAGCGGCCTTTTCAGCCGCCAAGTCCTGAATTCCCTCTTTTTCGAACAACCATTCGGTAAACATCACAGCTCCTTCAATTGCAGGGCATCAGCCGCTTTGGGGTGATCCTCAATCAGTTTCTTCCACGCCTGATACTGAACGCTCCAGGCCAATTCTGACTGCATCCATCGATAGCCCCGCTTTGGAGGGTGGTTGCTGTCACCATAGCGGGCGCCGTATTCTTTGATTCGGTCTTTCCAGTCGCGGGTATCACCACCGATATACACCACATCCAAGGGCTTTTTATCAACTGATTCGGGGCTCTCGGGGGAATCCGTTGCCGGCTCGTCTTGGTCAGTAGGCATAAGGGAGTACTCCTCACGACTGAAGCGCACTCTTGCCGCCGCTGGCATTAAGTCGATTTCATCACCGTCAAACGCGAACCAAGGCGCTGCCGCCCGAACCTTACCGGCAATAGCGGCGCGGAAAGCTGTATCCGATGTGTGCAGCAAAGCCTCTGCTTCAATGGTATCACCATCCACGCCGGCCGTTGCCAATTCGCGCCCAAGCAGCGAGCGCACATGGTAGGTCCAGCCGATAGCGTTAAAGTCTGCGCTGGCCACCTGCACGCCATTGGCCTTGCAATAGCGCATTAACAGCTCATCCAATGGATCTTGCGAGGCGCCCACTTCAACGCTGGATGACACGACAAACTTGCTATCTTCCCAGCGTGCAACAATCTTTGCCTGCCGATCAAACAACGTTTTCATCAAATCTGACTTTTCGGCCCAATCCGGGCGAATGGGCGTCGGGAAGTATGGCGACGGCAAGTGGTAAGCGCCAAATGAGTACGCCACCATGACCTCCGTTTCGCGGAACTGAGCAATGTCGGGCAATATTTCGCTAAAGTGCTGAGTGGCACGCCCTGCGCGCTCGGCTTCATCTTCCAGATTCGCAGCCATGCGAACAAACTCGTCGTACCGTGCGCTGCCAGGGTAAACAATCTCTTCGCCGGGCATAATCTGGTACAACATTTCAGAGCGGTCAAGCCCGTTGGGCATGTGACGCGCCTGGCGCTCGCTGGCGACCAGATGCCAGGTGTCGCCGCTCACCACAAAGCAGCCGGGCATCAACTGTACGCCGCCAAAGCTGAAGCCAGAGCCATCTGCAAAAGCGTCGGCCAGCGCCTCGGGCATGGCGCCATCTACCTTGGACTGCTGGCGATAGGAAGCCACCGCCTTACTCTTCAGGGACTGGGCCATATCAACTTCTGACTGCCACTCGTCGATTATTTCAGAATCCTCGGTTATCTCGATCATCATGCTGCCGTAGCCATGCCGGCCTCGACGCACTTGATCTGCCAGGTCACCCGGTCGGTTTTCACCCCGCTTAGCCGATGACAGGAAGTTCTTCACGATATCCTGTGGTGATAGCGGCTCTTTGCCGTCCTGCACGCTATGCTCTTTCGTTCTGTAGTCGTACACGGACTCACTCAGCGTAGCCGCTGCATCAATCCGGCTCTCAATGCCGCGCAGCTTGGCGCCTTGCTCTGACAGCAATATTTCGGCTTTTACACGGGCTGTTTCTGACACTTTGGGATTGCCCAGACGCTTGCGCAGCTTTTCAATTTGCCCCATAACCGTCATCAGCTGGCCAAAGTAGCCCGCCAACCAGTCTTCAGGCCGCTCATTCTGGCTTAAAAACTGATTTTGAGTCTCTATGGTGTCCAGGTTGATCTCCTGGCGCTCTCGGTTAGTGCGGGCACGTGAAGCCGTTTCGCGCTTGGCCATGGTGTCTTGTAAGCGATTAACCGCATCTGAATCGCCAATGGCATCAATCAGCGCGTCCATTTGTTCCCGTGACAAGCCACCGTTAATGTCAATGCTGCCGTCATTGTCGCCACTCATCAGCGAATCAATCCACGTGGCCTTGTTGTTGACCAGCGTTCGCTTGGCAGTATCAAAGGTGCCGTCAGCATCGTAGTGATATACCGTAACCCGCTCGGTCTTGTTGCCCTGCCTTACGCCGCGGCCGTTGCGCTGGGTCAGGCTGTCCGGGGTCCAGCCGATGGTCAGGTGGTGGATTGCCTGCGTGCCTTTTTGCAGGTTAATGCCGACTTCTGCCTTTTCGTTGGCAATGATCACGCGGTACTTGTTGTCCTCACCCGCCGCGTTGAAGCCGTCCTGAACGTCTAGAATCTCATCCGGCTTGTTGTTGCTCTTGCCGGTGACGATGGCAATCGCAGAAGCTGGAATGCCGGCACGGCTTGACAGAAGGCGCCTGATCTTCCCGTGCATCCCCAGCAGATCACAAAATATCAGCTGCTTGGCAAACGGTATGCGCTCACCTGCAGCGTCGATACCAATCGGATTAGAGGCTTCTGACTGCACGTTCTCAATCATAGCAGCCAGTTTTGGCGGCACGCTCACATCCAATGACAGCCCAGCCTTGGCGGCCATTTTTTCAAACTTGTCTTGCGTGTCGGGATCAATGCTGTCGATCAGGATGCTGTCGCCTTCCAGCCACGCCTTTACCGGCATTTTATAGCTGTGGCCAATCACTTCCTTGTCGGCGTTGCGAATGGCCTTGCGGCTGACGGCTTCGTCTTCGGTTGCGTTCGGGCCTGGTCGGCTGCGGTCCTCGGTCACCTTGGCCGAGCCCCATTGCTCCATCAAAGTTTGCGCCTGACCTTCCTCGCTACCCTCAATGGAGTAGCGGCTTACCCGGCGGTCAAGATCCGGGTCGGCAATCAGCATGGTCATCTTGTTGATCAGGTTAAATGGGTGTCCAACCAGCTCCAGAGACTCGCCGGTGCGCTCAGAGACGCTGTTGAAGGCATCAATATCGCCCCGGTTGTCGCTCCTGTTGGCCAGGTCGTCTGCGGCAAAGCGGTACGCTTCTTTGTATTCTTGCAGCTTCGCCACGGTTTCATCAGGCAGCCCGACTTGCGCCGACACTTCCGGGGCATCCGGTACCACTAGCTGGCCACCCACGTCTTCGGCGGATTTGATGGTTGCCACCTGGCGTAAGGCGCCAGACAGCATGTCCGTATTATTCAGTCCCTTGAACACGTTGATCGATCGCACCTGACCGTCAAGGGATTCGTCATCTTCGTTCTCGATTCGGCAGGTCGCGTTCATAAACGCATCCGCGCCCGTTACGCCCACGCACAAATCGTTTACGCGGCTATGGCCTACCGCAAGTGACATCATGGAATAGATTTCAAGCGGGCTGTTGGTGATCGGTGTGGCTGACAGCAACATAACGCCATCGCCCCGCGCCGAATCACCCCGGATAAGCCAAGACTTCGCTTGTGCGTCAATGCCGCGCTTGCTGGCAGGGCTGACCGACAAATATTTGCCGCCCTTGAAGTCAACGGTTGATGAAGAATTCTTGAAAAAATGCGCTTCATCTACTACCAGCGAATCAATCCCCATGTCTTCCAGATAAGGCGCTGACCCGGACTTGTCGCCCAAAATGGCCAGCATTCCCTTGGCCTTACCCTTGGCGCGCTCGTCGTCTTTTTTAGACTCCTGTTCTGCAAACGAAGAATCCACGCTGCGCATGTAGGTTTCGTAGTTGTTGATGGTGTCATCGCGCAGGCGAATGCGCTCGAACGCCTCCATGGTCATAAAGATTTTGCTGTGACGATTTTCCATCACCCGCACCAAGTCTTCATCGTAGTTGCTAGAGCTGACCTTGGCGCCGCCCTTGTCGTCTACTCGCAGGCCCACAAACAGGCAATCTTCTGTGCTGGCGTACGCTTTTTCAGTCTCTTTACGCCAGTTCGAAAGCACAGAGTTGGGCACAACAAACAGCGCCTTCTTCTTAGCGCCAATGCTTTGCACATACTGCACCGCTGCCAGCGCTGTAAACGTTTTGCCCAGACCCGTGCCAAATCCGTTAATGCCCGAAAAATCACGCCCCATCTGGCGCACATAGGCGTTCTGGTAGCCGTGCAATGACAGCTCGGGGTTCATTCCGGGGATGTCGAGCGGGCTTTCGTCCTCAACTTGACGGAAACGAAGCTTTTCTGGATCGTTTGAGCGTGCATCTAACCGGTCAGCAATGCCGCGGTTGGAGCTGGCCCAGCCGTTGAACTGCTCATTAGCCGTGTTGACCATCTTGCGCATTTCTGCAAGTGCGTCCGCGTCTTTCATATCAAGCTTTGAGCCGCCTAGGGTAATGATGCCGTTTTTCAGGTAGGCGCCCATGCGGCGGATAAGCTTTTCCTGGTCAGATAACTTACTGCCGGGGATGTCAAAGGTAATCTCTTGCTCACCGGTGCTCTCGTTAAAATTGACCACCGCGCCCGGATGAACGTAGCGGCGCAAAAACTCTGCTTTTTCTTCCAGAGTGACGTAGGGGCTGAACAGATTGAAGCTGATCTTACTGACGTCCACTTTGTCCAGGCGATCCTCTGCCACCAGCCGCTGGCGAGTCAGCTTTTGCTTGATATCGTCGTTCGGTGCCTGCTGAATCTCGCTGTCCAGATTTCTCAGGAATTCAGCGTAGTTACCGGTGTAGTAGTCGTCCGCACGGCACACACGGTCACCGGCAGCTGAAAGGCACCAGTCATCAGAGCCGTGAAAGTCAAACTCTGAGCCCAGAACGTCCCGGGCATCGTCCATGGACACAAAAACGCCCTGCTCTTTGTACACCAGCCCATCAAACCCGGCTTGATCGCCAATGTCGATCTGCATATCAGACTGCACGTCGCCACGCCAAACGCCGCTGTAGGTGCGCTTGCTGTAGTGGGCCAACAACTCACCAATGCCGCGCTTGGGCTCGCCGTCGAGCTTACCGCTGACTTTGCGGGCTGCTGCCGCCTGCATCTTCATCGCCGCAGTAAGGTCGGCGTAGGCCTCAAAGAAGTTGGTGCCGCTGCCACGGCCTTGCTCGCTTAACACTTGTGCCACGGCTAGGCCCACTAACGCGGGCGCCCAGGCGCTATCAGATGTACTCGAATCCAGCTTTTCGAACGCGGAGTGCGTAGCAGCCAGCCAAGCCGGAATATCAGAAAACCGGCTCTGACTGGACATGTAGCTCTGGACTTCGCGGGCCTGATCCAACGTCACGCCCGCCTCGAAAGCGCTGTAGGCATCCCGGCACTTGTGAAGCATGCGCGCCATGTCGGCGTTGTCACCGGCGCGTTCAATGACTCGCCATTCGCCGTTCTGCAGCTCCAGGGTCTGCCCGGCCTGGGTAATGGTGTCGCCTTCGCGGTATTGAATTGGTAGGGTTTCCGCTGTTTCCAGGGCATCCCAGTCAATGCGCGAGCCCGGGAACTTGCGCAGCATTTTAGCAATGTCGGGGATAGATGCCGGGTTCTTCACGCGGTCCACGTCGCGGAACTTCGCCGGGTCTTTTGGCTCGAACTCGCCCATCACAAAGCGCTTGCCCTCGCCGGTGAAGTATTTGCCCTCGATAAAGGGCTGCCAGATTACGTTCGCTTCGGATAATAGGCCGGGGTTTTGCTCTTGCAGTTCGCTGATCTTTTCAGCGGCGTCGCGGCTGTATTTACGCAGAAAAATCACGTCGGTAATGGTGTCAGCGTTCGCCGCGCCAAATACGCTGTTGGGCAAGCGGTAGGCGCCTAAAAATTCAGCCTTAACGCTCGCCCGCTGGCGTAGCTTTGCCTCGGAGCCGCCCTTACCTGATACACATCTCGGAGGCACCACGAAGGCGGCCAGGCCGCCCGGCTTGAGCTTGTCGAGGGAGCGCAAAATGAAGTACGCCTCAAGCGTATCGTTCTGGTACTTGGGGTCAGCAAGCTGGTTGCCGCCGCGGTCGGCTACGGTACCAAACGGTACGTTGCTCACCACGGCGTCGTAGATTTCGTCAGGGGTGCTTGCTGCCACCGCCTCAAATGGGCTGACGGTGGTGCTGTAGCTGTCGCTGTCGTTCACTAGGGCGTTGATTCCCCCGCTGGTCTCATCCAGCTCTACGGCGTCCACGGCGGAGTTCAGCGGCGCCGTAGCCCCGAACACACCTACGCCCGCGCAAGGGTCCAGAATTTTGCCACCGGTAAATCCCATTTCCTCAAGCGCGCTCCAGATCCCCTCTGCAATCGGTTTGGGCGTGTAATACTCGTAGGCGCTGCCCTTCTTACCGTCAGCGCCGATAAGGGAACCGCCGTTGCCGGTGTAGCCTGCAAGTACCTCTCGGTCAGCGTCTGAAAGATCGTCGCGGGACTTATCGCCCGCATTAACCGATTGCAGTAATTCCACCGCCGCATTGTTGGCTTTCTGGCGCTGGCCTTTGGTGCGTTTTTCATGGAATGCGTACAGCCCCGCCGTGTTGCGGCGCGGGCTTTGCAGTGGCTCGACTGGATCTTCAATGGCCTGCAGCTCGTTATCGGGTTCAGGCAGGGCAACCACCTTGGCTGCCTCCATTGATCCCAGTTGCTCACGCAATCCCAAAGCTTCTTTAACCAGCTTCAGGCGCTGCACGATATTGGCGGCTCCGGCTCCCAGTTCCAGTATTTCTTTGCGCACTTTGGCCAGGCTTCCGACAAGCCGAAGGCGTGCCAGCATGGATTTAGCGCCACTGCTCACGGCGTCATCAAATGTAGCGTTCATATCAAGTCCTTAAAGGTTAGCAGTGGCTTGCAAAACGGCTTTTTGGTAAACCATGGCGGCGCGTTCAATCATCGCTTCCATGTCGTTATCGCCGGTGTTGCGCTCAAAAATAGCGCCCAATTGGTCGGCAATGTCGGCTGACATCGGGTCGTCAAGGGTTTGATCGATGACCGATTGCAGGAATTCGGTGTCTGCGGTGCTTTCCTCGGCTGCGGGAGTGGCTTCCTCGGCCTCAGCTGCAGAGTTTGGCTGAGGTTGCTCGTCAACCTCGTTGCCAGGCTCCATTTCGAGGGGTGCGTTATTCTCAACTGCGGCTACCCCATAACCTTCTAGGGCCTTTTTTAACTCCGGCCCAATCGCCTCTATTTTTTCACTCTCAGAGCGCGAGCCTTCGCCCATGTTCAGCTCAAGCAATGGCATCAGAGCTTTGCCTAGAATCATATCCGCCTCGTCCCAGCCTTTAGCCGCAAGCCCGTGCTTGCTGGCAACGGCCTGCCTTGCCTTAACCACATCTGGCGACTTCCTGCCTGTTCGGCGCTTCGCCGCTGCCACCTCTTTTTTAACTTCCTTTTTTAAGTCAGAAAGAATCTCGTTATAGTTTTCAGCTATGTATTCTTTGTCACCTTTTACTGCAGCTTCTGGTACAGCATCGTTTTCCACCGGCTCCGGCTCATTCTGCGCGCCCTCGCTTGAGGCCAGGGGCAGCCATGCCGATAGCTCATTAAGCGTCATCTCGCGCACGCGACCCATACCGTCCCAGCCAGGCTTGTAGCTGCCCATATAGGCGGCTTCTGCGTCGGATTGCGCGTCAAAGCCCAGCATGACTTTGTGCTCATCAATCGCGCCATCACGGTCCATTTGATCGATGACGTAAGCCGTTTCTGAATCAAGGTCCGGCCCGATAAACACATCAACTTCGTCGCCATCCATGCCCTTTGTGCCTTTTATGTAGCCGTAGTCGTGCGGCATGGTGATTGACCAGGGCTTGCCGTCGCTTTCGCCTGAACGCTCTGAGCCTTTCGAGTTTTCGATGGTAATATCCAGGCCGAACGCCTTGAGATCACCCTTCTCATAATCGCCTGACTCTTTCTGCTCATCCGTGGGGTCTGTGTCGGTATCTTCGCGCGCCTGCTCTAAAGCCTGCTTATCGGTTTCCCCGAACATGTCCAGCGACTCAATGGCGTATTCACCTTCGCCGTACTGCTTATTCAACTCACGGTTCGCCGCGTCAATGATTTGCTCAAGGCTGCTTTGCTGGCTGTCGCCGAAAATATCAACGGTCTGGCCACGCTCTGCCTCGGTGCGCAAGAATTCAGCCATGGCACGGAAGGCCACGCCAAGCCGCTTGCTGCTGCGGTTGTTTTGATTGATGAACATGGCCATGGCCGCCGTAGCTGGCGAAATATCACCGAACAGACCGCGCTGACTAACCATTTCATCAACGCTGCTACCTTCTGATCGCGCAATACGAACCAAGTTGGTGGCATCCGTGATGGCCTGCACCGCCTGTTCATTCAGAGACACCTCAACGCTGTCTACCAATTGCGTTGTCAGTGCACCGGCGTTGTCCTGATCCGCCGCCTTAGCGCGAATAAACTCGGGTGCAGCGGTATTCAGGGCATGGATGACGTTGGCCACCTCGGGCTTGCTGACATCTGCGGCCATTTCAAGAAGGCGGTCGTCGTTATAGGCCTTTGAAAAGATCGCCGCTTGTACGCGGGCAATCAGGGATGCGGTCGGCGCGCCGTCGCTGGTCGTGTACTGTGCCGCCTCGGTATCACCCAATGACGCCATGAACCCCGCAAGGAAATCCCGATTACTGGATGCCAGCAGGTTGCCGTCTTCAGAGAGCCGCGAAATCAGCGAGTCGTCCAGGCGATCAGAGTCAGCCCGGGCCTTTTCGGTAGCGGTCATGCTCAGTTTGTCGTCTTGATTGGCTTCAATGGCGAATTCACGGCGGTCGATATCTGACGTGCGCACCCGCACCAGTACCGGCGCTTTCATCGCGCGAACCTTGTCCGCGTTCAGGCCAAAAAATTCAGCCTCGTCGGTCAGCCATTCGCGATACTCGTCGGCTTTGCCGGAGCGGTAGGCTTCCTGAATCGCCATGGTGCGGCCGTTGCCAGACTCCACCACGCCATCGGGGCCGACAATGGGCGCACCGGTATCCGCACGGCGCGTTTTGCCCAGGCTATCGGGGTCAAGGTCGTTGGCGATCTTGCGAACCCAGGCGATTGAGGCATCGCGCCCACGGTCCCTTGGCTGCAACTCAGGCGGGTAGTCGGGGTTTGGGTTACCGGCGGAGTCGTGGGACGCAATCAGGCTTTCCGCTTCAACCAAGGTAAAGCCGGTTTCGATCTGGGTACCCTTGGCGGTTTTCACGATGTTGGTGGCGCCTTCAGGCTCTAGCTCGCCATCTGCAGCTTCTATCGCTGCGCGCAACGCATCCCGGCGCTGAATCAGATCCGAGGACGCCTCACCCTCCCGGTTGTGCTCATCAAGAAGGCTTTGCGCTTCCGTGACCTGCTCATTAGTACCCTGGCGCTTAGCCAGCAATACCAATGCCTCGCTGCGCAGGTTCTCATCGTTCAAGGTTTTTATTTCAGCCGCGAACTGCTCGTCGCTCATCGCTGCAACGGCGTCTTTTTCGGTCTGCCATGATTCAAGGGGTTCATCTTCTGCGGGCAACTCGTTTACCGGCCGTGCAGCCAAGGCATCAACCTCGGCGGCCAATTCTTCAGCCGTTTTGCTCAGATCGTCACGAAGCCCGTTAATGGTGATACCGACAATGTTGGCGCCGCCGCCCACCTGGATAAGGTCAAATGCCGCATCAACCCCGTTTTTAGATAAAGTCTTGAAGCGGTCGCCTTCCCAGTTCAATTCACGCAGAGCGTTACGCACCTCAACCATGCGGGCCTGGAAAAAGCTGTCCAGCTGGTCCTGTACGGCGGTCATCGCGTCCTTGTCGTCCATGATGACCGCGTAACCTTTCGGGGTGGTGGGCTCTGGCTTGCGCTCATCGATCGGCGCTTGTTCTGCGGCCCCGGCTTCGTCATCACTCGAAGGTTCATCCGAAGGCGTTACAGGCGCTTCTACACCGGCATCCTCAGAAGAGGGTTTAACCGCTTTCAGGGGCTTGGGGTCAAAGTACAGGTCCAGTTCGGCATCGCCTTTGGTCAGCTCATCGATGCTGATATAGCCAAGCTCGCCACCCTGACCCAAATCGGCGTAGCCAAAGGCTTGCTTGGTGCCGCCGTCGACGTCCTTTTCGGTGATATACCAATCGGCACTGCTCTGGAAATAATGCAGGTAAACGGTGGCGTTATCGCCCTTGCCGTCCTGCTCATAAGTAGCGGCCATGCCTTCGATGATAGCGGCCATCGCCTGGGCTTTGCTGGCCATTTCAGCGCCTTCATCGCCATTGATGATGTCGAGCATGGCGCGATATTGGCCACGGCCTAAAAACTTGCGAAACTTATTGAGCGCTTCGATACCAGCGGCCTTGACCGCTTTGTACGGCGCCATTGCGCGGCTTTCTGACTCCACTTCTGCCACTTCAATCTGGCCTTGCAGGTCAGCCAGCTCATACTCCAGATCGCTGATTTCAGTACGCAGTCCATCAACCACTTCCAGGCGCTCTGCGCGCTTGGCGTTGGCTTTGGTGAAGGCGGGGCCGTTCTTTTTGGCCAGCTTCATAATACGGCGCGCTACCTCACGGATCTGCAGGTCACTGCCACGCTCGGGGGCCACCACGATGGTGATGTCTTTTTTATTAAGCAGCCATTTCCAGCTGATCATCTCGTCGCTGGGCGATAACTTGCCTGGGGAGTTATCCGGGTTGTGGAAGTAGACGCTCACCGTCTGACCATCTGCCAGCTCGAACACCGCCGCCACCTGGGCTACGCCGGCGTGCTTAAACGGGCTGGATACCTGCAGCGCGGCCACGTCGTAGCCATCAATAGCGCGATCCATTGTGCGAGAAAGGATCTCCATCTTGCGTTTCAGCTTTGAAAAGGGGGACACCAGAGCGTCAAAGGCGAATTGTTCGACGCCTTCTTCTTGCAGGATCTCATCCATAGTGACGCTATCGAACAGCAGCCCTTCGGCGCTGTCATGCCTGCGCATGCGGTACAGGAGCTGATCGAGCGACAAGCCAATGGGCTCATTTTGCTCGGTCCAAGAAACGGGGTGCTTCATAGCAGACCTCAACGGTTGCGGTTGTTGAATTGTTGAGGTTAATGGTACGGGTGCTAAGAGTTGGCTAAACCGGCCCTTTTCCGGCTACCCACCCGCGAAAACATCGGGTGACCCTGCGGCTACGGCAGATCCACAGGCAATGGGGTCGCCTACTCGGCCAAGCGGCTTGCCGTTAGCCATAACGCTGCCTGAGCCGCCTGAGAGAGTGCTGTCGTGGCAGGATTTAGGATTGCAGTGGCTTGCCCAACCGTCACCTCCACGATGCGCGGGTATTCCGTTAATCAGCACGTTTTCGCTGCCTGAAATGCTGGGGCGAGGGCCGTAGGTGCCATGGCCAGTACATTCATCGCCTTGACGGGTTGCGGCGGGCATCCACTTCTCTCCTGAGCCGGTCGCGTCCGGCTGTCCAGTCTTGCTGAATCGTGCATTGATAGCCTGCCAGTGACTCGGTGCCGTCTGACAGCAGCGCCGCAGCGCTTAGCGTGTACGTTTTTTGACTCGTCCGGCTGGGGCGAAATTCGATCACCTCCTGCGCGGCTTCGGGTAAATCCTCCCATCGTTTGACTTGCACCACGCGCCCATCAATCCAGTAATCAATGAACTCAATCCCGAACAGGCCTGCAAGCGCCGCGCTGGTTACGTTGATGCCGCTCGCACTGACAGAAACCTGAAGTACCGGCGCGCCAGGCTCTGGAGCCAGCGCAGCACGATACCCGGTAACGGTCGGCGCCGGCTCCAGGGCAACCGGATCAACCACAACGCTGCAGCTAATGTGAAAACTCAGCCCGCGTGCGGTTTCCGGCTCCTCAAACAGCACGCCCGGCGCCGGAGACCAAACCACCTCGGCCATTATGCCGCGTTCAGCTCGGTCAGCCGGGCCTTGGCCGCGCCAACTTGGGACGCCATCTCATCCCGGCGCTTTTGAAGTGCCACTTCCATCTTGGGAACCGCTGTTTTTACACCAGAGGGCAGTTTTACCTTTTTGCGCGCCAACTTTTTCTGAAACGCGACACGGCCACGATCCATAGCGGATACCATTTCTTTGATGGCCTTGGCGTGCTCGTCCTGATTGCGAATCGGTAACGCTTTTTTGTTCAGCAGCACCTGAAAGATGTCGCCGGTTTCCTTTATGCGCAATGCGATGGTCTGGCTGTCGTTAAAGACCAGGTGCAATTCTCGGTAGGAAATGCCGCTGGTCTTCCGGATGCTAGAATTAACGTCCACCTGAGCCACGGCGGCTCCCGCTTTTTTAAAGTGCTTGACGGCCTCGCGCGCGGCTTTGTCTTTTGCGCTCAGCTCTTCGAATGAAAACAATAAATTGGCCATGAAACTTCGCCCTTTAGTTAAGGTTAATGGTGCCCGCTTTAAGCGTGATGTCGCTGCCAGTGATCACGATGGATGAACCGCCCACCGTGAGCGTGATGCTCTCAGCGGCTTCCTCGTTAATCGTGCCTCCGGACACGGTGCGCATCTGATCGTCAACCAGCAATTCCATGTTGGCGTGATGCCAGCGGCGCCAGTCCTTTGAATTGCCCTGGGTAGCGTTGCGCCAACCGGTGATCAGCGGGTAGCGCGGGTCGCCCTGTATGAACTCAATCCACACCAGGTCACCGGGCAGCACTTCGATTTCGGTCATCGTGGCATGGCGCGATTTATCGCCCACCGGGTATTCGATTTCAGCGACCATGCCCAATTGAGAGCCGTCCGTCTGTCCGGGTATCTGTATTTCGCAGGTGCGGCTGTCCTGATCGTAGCTTTTAACCACCGCAGGCCATTTGCCGTATAGCAGGCCGGAACCCATCGCGCTCATCGTTCCAGCCTCCCCAGCCATAACTTGGTGTATTGCTGCGGTGCCTCGCCGTCGGTTCCCGCTTCAAAAACACTGGCTGCCGTAATGACCGCCCGAATGCCCACGCCTTGAACCTCCATTGCATCCCCGGCTGCAATTGCCGGAGCGTACTTAAACCGACTGACGCGGTCCACCACCAGGCACGACGTCATGTTGCGCAGCGTAGTAGCCGACGCGCCTTGCTGGAACCGAATGGCACGGGTCTTAGTGCGGTTGCCAAAAACAAATCCCCCGCCTGCATCAAGGCTGTAAAACGCCGGTATTTCATGACGCTCCCGAAAGCCGCTGTCCAAAGTCTCAGAACTGCCGGCAGGAACCACATCCACAGGGTTCTGATCAAATAACGAGGATAACGATTTGAAGGCCAGGCGACCGTTGCGCCACCGGACAACGCCTCCTGCTTCCTGCAAGGCTCTTGAAATGTGGTAACTGGGCACCTCGCCAACCAAACAGGTGTAGCGACTGGCTGAAAAGTCACCCTCAATGCCCCGGAGCGTTGCGCCAGCGGCTCTGTATATCTGCGCCAACGTGGCGCCGCGCTTGATGATGGCGTAAGGCTTGATAAACGCCACGTCCTTGACCGGCTTTAGAATGGCGACAATCCGCACGTATGCTGCCTCAGTTGCGCCTTGCACCCGCCCAGACGGAACCACTTCAGACTTAACGATCTCCAGTTCGTCATTAGCGTAAGTATGGACGGATCGCCCAACGGCAAAAAAGGGGCCGCTCTCCGCGTCAATACGAATATCAGCTTCGAGCGTCAGCGGTACCGGGACCAAGTCAGAGCGCAACACCGCCCTGCGCAGAAAATCACCCCGGATGGGCTTGTCGGTGTCGTAAAAAAGCTGCATTGGGTGCTACACCGTGATAATGGGGCTGCAGAACACTCGCCGCGGCATGTCTGCCTCGATTAGACTAATGTCGCTACCCACCTCTGAGCTGTTACGGCCAAAGACTTCGGCTCCCATGGACCGGGTAGCCTCCATCTGCAGGGCGCTTTCACGCTCAACGTACAGCAAAAAAAGCGGGCGTATGACGGCCCACTCAGATAGCGACATATCAACGGCAGTCGTAATCGGCTGCCCAGTCTCCGGCGCTGACTCCAGCTCGGCAAAGCCGGCGTAGAATTCAACGGCCGCCTGAGCCTGCGCTATGACAGACTCCGGTGGCAGAATGTTGGCCGCACCCCGCTCATGAAGCAGGAATCGATCAACCAGCTCGGACAAAGCTGCCATCAGCGGTAATCCCTTGATGCACCCTCAATCAGTTCGCCGTAGTAGTGATAAAACATGGTGCCACTGAAGGTCAGAATCTGAGTACGGTTCTCCCAGTCGCGATCAGCGTCATCGATCTGAATAAAAGCATCGACAATGCGCTTGTAACGCAAGTATTTGTCGGGTGTGCCTTCGTAGATTTTGGCGTTAAAAGTGCCGCCCTGCAGAATAAGATCCACAAGCATGTGATCAACAGGCGCGTCGACGGTTTCAAGGAATGCAACCTGGCCCTGCTTGTTCGGTTTGATCTGTTGTGGCTCAAAAATCGACACGCCAAGCGGTGTCGGCACTTCAATTTCACCGGCCACGGTCGTGACAGGCCACGGGCACTGCTTTGCCAGCAGATACATGCCCTCAAAGCCTTCGATTTCGAAGGTGTAGTCGGAGTTAACGACTTTTAGACCAAGCGCCTTGGTCTTGTCGTAGTACCCTTTCAGGTGCTGGTTAACGGATACGGTCATAATCGGGTCCACGTTTGGATTATCGAAAGCCCTAACGCGGGAGCGCCGGGTACACTCAATCTACCGAATCAAGGCCGACCTATTCGCGGCGATTTTCCGCCCTGCCACCTTATTGCATCAAAGATTTTGCACAGCTTGTGCGCGCTCACTCAATGTGCCGATCCAATTTCAGTGTTGACGCCCAGGCGGCGGCATCGAACGTTGGGCAGGTCTTCCCATCGTCAAAGTCTCTGTGGCCGTATACGTCGTCTGTGCCCAGCTCATGCCGCTCCAAAACATCGCAGACCAGCGGCCCAAGTGCGACCCACTGAGCCGCGGTAAAATTGCAGCCACCCTTGCCGCCCACCATGCAGACGCCAATGCTACCGGTGTTGTGGCCGCGCACGTGGGCGCCTGGGGTTGATTCGTCACGGCCTGTCTCGATAAGGCCGCAGCGGCGTATGACATAGTGATAACCAATATCACTCCATCCGTTGCCCTCCACGTGCCAACGGCGGATCTCCTCGGCTCCGACGTCCATGTTGGGGGGCGTGTCCGCGCAGTGAATAATCAGTTTTTGTATCGTCATGAGGAGCTTATTTCCTTTTTTCGTAAGTGGGTGCTGCTATCTTCTGCCAGACGCTGACATGGCAACCGTTTTGGCGATCACACCGCAGGCCCGAATAACGTTGTTCAGGCGATCTGCTATGCCTGCCTGCAACTTGAGTTCGTTTTCACGCCCTTTCTGCCAATCCGCGAACGCTTTGCCCTCAAAAAATGAGCCCGCATCGCTCTGCGTCATTTGCAAGGCAGACGGCAAGGGTGTTGACGCATACAGCGCCAGGTTATGAGCCGTCGCCTCCAAGCTCTCTACCCATTCCGCGCGCAAGCGTGGTGATGCAGGCGCTAACTGGAAACCTGGCAGGCGGCTTGTCCGCGCTTCCCTCCCTGTCGCTGGGCAGAACCAATATTCCCGCACGATCAAAAGAGACGTTTAGCAAGTGCTGCAGCTTCTGAGCCCCCGCGTGATAGCGCCCCAAAAGCTGAACAAAAACGCTTTCTGGGTAGCGTGACACCACCGCCATTCGCTCTACCATCAGCTGGTCCAGTTCGCCGTCCTGCTCAGGCAGTTCAAACTTGGCGTTGGGCACCAATTGCGCCGCCATTACACCGATCTGCCAGTGCGCGTAACCGCTAACACCCGGCACCTCGTCCGTTAAGCGCTCTATCGATGCCGCCAATCGTCCGGTGAGCTGCCTAATGCTCCAGTCGTCGCCTTCCAGGTCGCCCACTGAAACGTGATCGCTTGGGTAGTCAACACCGCCCAAAAGATAATCTGAGTAGTGCGCCTCACCCCCTGCCAGCACAAAATCTGGACCGTCGTCAAACGTGGCCGACATGTAATGACAGATCGCCAGGTTGCGCTCCTGCACGGTCCACAATTCGGGGCTCTCAATGCCCTCGCTCTGCTCTACAACGGCGCGCAAAAAGAAGCTAGCGCCTTCCTGGTTCATGTGGTCCGGTATTGTCGCCAGGGCGATAGCGTCTACCATGGCAATTTCTTTCATGCGCACAGTCAGGCGCTTGGTTCTGAGCGGTGGAATGTTCAGCATAATTAACCCTTCATGGCCATCCAGTCGTTACGGTCTTTCCCGGTCAGCGTGGCCAGGGTGATCGGCACTTTCATCTGAGTAAAACGCCCAAACTTATCAACAGGGCCACCCAGTGGCACACCCACACGCTCAATCACCATCGGCGAATAAGTGCGGCCCTTGTACGTCAGCGCCAATAAAGCGGGCACCAGAGAGGGGAATGCAGACTCAACCAAACCCTTGTCGCCACTGGCATAGTCGAGTATTGCTGTAGCTATGGTACCCACGGGTGCCAAATATTCAGGCAGCGCCCACTGCACAAGCTGGTCAATGGGGATTTCGACTTCGGATTGCGGATCAGACCAAGCGCGAAACAGCAGCTCACCTTGTATTCGTAGCGGCGGCATACCGTTAAAAATCTGTGTGCTGTTGAGCTTGGTCATACCTGAGCGGCCGATTGCGGCCCGGGCAGAACTTGAAAGCCCGTCAAATATTGATGTGCCCAGCTGCTCACCCACCTTCTCAACCAGTGCCGGCAAAGCTCCCCCTTGTAGCATGCTGCTCATCGCCGGAGCCGCACCCTCAGCGCCAGCCCCCTCAAAAGGCGACTGCCAGTTCATCTCAAGATCCAACTGCACGTCTTCAACGAATGGTGCCTGGATCTCAATGTCGCCCACCGCGTTGCCGCCAATATCCACTTCGTGCAAGCTGGCAATGAGGTGTCGGCTCATGCCGTCCCACTTTGACCCTACTACTGACGCCATATCTTTCCCGCCCCGGTGAACCCTTAAAAAGCGGCCCGTGAAGGCCGCTTTTTTCAACGATTAAAGTCGATCAGAGCCCCATTTTCTGGCGCTTTTTCATCGACTTTTTGCGGCGCATTTTGGCTCCAGAAGAGCGCGACTTTCGCTGCGCCTTACGGATGGCTACCTTTTGCTTACCGCTCAGTCGAACCTTGCCGCTTACGCGCTTTTTAATGCGCACTTTCTTACCGCCCCGAACCGCCACTTTCTTTTTGTAAGTGGCGTCAAAAATCGCTTTCTGGGCCTCTTCGCCGAACACAAAACTGTCCAGTTCATCGTCGCCGTCGCCTTCCACGCCAGCTGTCACCAGCTCGTGCACACGTACAGCGGCTTCGGCATCCCAGTCGTTTAGCAATAGATCAAGGTCTTCATCTGCAGCGCCAATGCTGGACAAATAGTCCCACGCAGATTCCAGTGCCGACGCCATGATCTCGTGCTCGTCATCGTCCAGCTCGCCGTTTTTATCATCGTTGGCGATACCAACCATCAGGCTCATCAGCCGGTCTGACAGCTGCTCGCCTTCTTCCAGGGAGTCACCGTCTTCGATCCACTGATTGATCGCTGCGGCCGAGTCCATTCGAGCCGTCATAAGCTCGTATTTTTCAGCCGAATCCCCAGACGTCTCAATAGCGCTGTCAAGCGCCGCCTTTCGTGCCTGGTCCTGCTGTTCCTCATTCATAAGGCCATACAAGTGGCCCCTCAGATCGCTGCTCATTCTGACCTCCTTAGCGGTTCAGAGTCTGTGTAACAAAGGTTTGACGGTTGGTGCCGTCATAGCGGACCCAGTAGCTAACATCCATTCGGTCGTACGGGCTGGCCTCGCTGGGGCCCACGACAAATCGGTACGCTGCACCACCCATGGCCGGGTCGTCAGACGGCACCACCCAGTCAGACGCCTCGGCACCTTCGAAAAGCACTTGCAGGAAGTCTGCGGTGCGCTTGACGGCGATTTTCATTGGCTTTTGCAGCGCGTCCTTGGCAAACCGGGTCACCGCGTCATCAATGCTGGTCGACATATCCACTACGGCGATCAGCTTTTTCAGCGAGTTGCTAACCGGTGCGCAGGTCAGCGAATCACGCCACACATAGCGGCCGCCGCCGGTGTAGGTCTCATAGATGACCGGGTTGATTTTCGCCCGCGCCAGCATGTCCAGCTCTTGATTGTCCGGGGTGTAGGTCTGAATGATGCCGTTACGGTCTACCTGCCATTCGCGACCCGCTATCGGGTAGTTTTTCGGTGCAAAGCCCTTGGCGTTGGTTTGTGCGTTGCGCGCACACGCCTTAGCGATGTTCAGCGCCGCGGTGCCAAAATAGCCCTTGGCATTGACGCCCGACGGATCGTTGGACTTGAGCGGCGCCCAGTAAGCGTGCGCCAGATGCGCCGACGGATTGGCAGAGATGTTCATCGGCTCGATCCACGCCACTGCCTCTTCAGGGGACAGGCTGCCCGGCACATCAATCCGCAATTGGCGGTTGGTGTTGTGCATCAGGTCTAACAGCGCGGCCATCAACGGTGCCGACTGAGTGCCACCGGACGCAATGTAGGCATAATTGTGCTGTGTGTCCTTCAACTGCTTTGTCGCGCGGCGGCAATCATCCACTTCGTAGATCGTGCCACCCTCAGTGAAATAGGTCATCACATCGGAGGTGGCCCGCTTGGGCTGAGTGCCTGAAAAGCCATAGGCGGACGACGTAGGTGCAATGCTAGTCGTCTCGCCTACCAAGACTTCCACCGAATCGGTTCGGGTTTCGATCACGTCAGGCAGGTAAATCGAATTTCCAGTGTCGTCAATGGCGCCGGGCACCAATGAGCCTTCGTACTCGGCCAGCTGTTCGCCGTCTTTATCCAGCAATCGCAAGCTAACAACATCATTAGCGGTATTCACGCCGCCCACCCGGTTTTCGTCCGCGTGTATTGCCACTTTTATGCCGTCGTTGAAGCAATCCAGGTGCTTTACGGCCATTAAGTAAGGCAATTCCGGCTCAGCGTCTGCCACGGTAAAGGCAAGCTCGCCGGTAGGCTCGCCGCCAACCTCTGCCAGAACTTCAGTGACAACAATCCACTTAAGCGCGGCCTCGGGCGTGTGCAGGCGGCTTACTACCGCTGTGTAGGCACCCTTGGTTAGCGCTTCAACGACCTGCACCCAGGATTCGTTGAGCGAATTGGCGCGCATAGACTCGCCCTTACCCAAGCGGGAGCGCACGTTGCCGGCGTTAACGGTAAACGCCTTGTCAATCCGGCCCCGTGTAGCGCGCATCGCGATACCAAACATCTGGTCAGCGTTGCCGCTGCTGGGAAGCTCGGAGTTATCGCGCAGTGGGTTCAGCTGAACGCCAGATTCGGCGCCCAACTGTCGTACAAATGATACAGCCATCGGTTATTCCTCTTTGTTACTTGCTGCTGCCCGACTTGCGAGAGCCGGTGCGCTTGGAAGCTGCTGGAGCGGCCTTGGTTTGGCCGGCACCACTGGCGGTATCGCCGAATTGAGGTTCCAGCTTGTCGACAACAACCTTTTCGCCTGCCTCTTCGCCAGGCTCTTTCGGTTCTAAAGATGCCTTGCTGAGGGTTATCAGTTTTGCGCTACCGTTCAATTCGGCGATCTGCGCAGCACTGCTGATCATGCGGGTCAGAGACGCAACGGTCTGAATACTGAACGTGCGCGATTCGCCTGGCCGCAAAAAGACTTTGGCCTCAGGCAGGCTTAGGTTGAACGGGGCGTGGCTGGCAATCTCAACCTGTAGCGGGAATTCCGCACCGCAGGTCAGGCCTTCAGCCAGCGCCATAGCACTCACACCGGTCAAAGCGTGAGCGCCAATGATTAACGTACTCATTGGCACCACCTCAGTTAGATCAGGTTCGTGATGTTGACCCGGGCGCACGCCTTGGAAGACGCGTTGTGCGGGTTAACGGCGGTGAAGTTGCGGGCATAAAAGCCAGCGCCAGACTTCAGGTCAGCGTTGGTTGCCAGCGGGATGACAGTGGGTGCCACGGCGTCGCCCAGCACAAACGGGTTGCGGGTTACGTCGGTGGCCTGCCCTACGCAGATAATTTCTGCAGAGCTGCCATCCAAAGCTTCCATCACCACTTTCGGGGCGTAATACACGTCATACTTGCCAAACAGACGACCCACGCGGTAGATACCGGGACGCTCGGAAACGCCAGAAGGCATCCAGATGTCAAGCGGCAAGCCCTGCATGATCGCAGCCATCATATCGCCCACGTACAAGTGAGTGATGCCGTGGTTCATCGTGTCGTTGGCCATCTTTTGTGACAGTTTGCCGATGACAGATGACAGGTCGCGCATAACGTCGGCGCGAGTTTTGTAATCGCCGCGAGATGCCCAGGCAAAGTCGAAGGTTTCCTGATTGCCAACCGACAGACGCTTCGCTTTGCGCAACACGTCGTAATGACGCTCGTTAGCAAACTGCGACTGAATGGCAATGATGCCCTCGGAATACGGGTCAAGACCCAATTCGTTGCTCATCTGGGTGCGCGCATCGATGGACTGCGTGGTGATCACGCGCCATGGCTTGGCGTACAGCGAGAAGATGTCGACGTTGGTGATCACACGCGGCGTCAACGTGTCGTCGCGCTCGTAATCAATAAAGCCTTCTACCAGAACTTCGTTGCCCTCGGGCAGAACCGGTGAGGCATTCAGCGCGATATCGCCGTTGTCGGTGTTGATGGTGCCGCTGATCTGATGAACGGTACCTGCAATTTCGACTTGTCCGGACACGCTGGAATTGCCGTTGCCGCTGGTGCTTACTTCGTTAGCCGCTACGCGACCGTTGACGTACACAATAGAGCGTCCGCGCAACAGAGGCACTTCGCCCGCTGCGGGGTCGCACGTGCTGTCCGTGTCTTGGATGGCGGTCAGCTTGCCGGTAATCGCGCCGGTCGGGTTGCCCACGTCCATGACGATCGTGCACATGTGCTCGCGGCTGGTGCTGATGTAGCGGTCGCCAGAGCTTACGCCGTCCATCAACCCGCCTTGGGTGTAGGCGCCGTAGGTGCTGCCTGCCTGGTGGGTCATGATGGCCAAGCGCGCTTCGTTTGACTGCAGATCGGCAGGCAAGTAGTGCGCAAATGGGATGGCTTCGCTCAAAGTAGACAGAATGGCTACTACAGCGCGGTTGGGTTGCAGCGAAAGAGCGGCATGGCTGTCGGATGTTGCGCTGTCCATCGCCATTTTCTTGGCCGCATCGCGGGTCGTGCCGTAAGCCAGGTGCATGGCCTGTTCCAGCAGGTCGCCGGGGGCTTCGGTGCCGTGCATGCGCTCGTAGTTGGCGGCGCCGTCGAGGATTGCACGGGTCACCATACGTGCTTGCTTGTCGTCGCCTTCACTGAAGACGGCTTGCAGTGTTTCGGGTACTTTAACGGAACCGGCTTGGTCCAGAGCGGTGCCCACGAAGTCGGCGGCAGCCGCGCTGTCAAACGCGCCACCCTTCATGGATTCGCTTTTAAGCCCGGCAACGAAGCTGGCCGCTTCGCTGGTAGCCCGGCGAGTGTGGTCGTGTTTCTTCGCCATGATTTTAATCTCCATAGTCTCAATTTAGAACGGATAGAGCCGACCAAGTCGGCCGGGAAAAGACAGTGTGCGGCGTTCGGTAAGAGCGGAATCGGTTGTTTTTCCGTTTCCGCCCTGGTGGGTTACGGGGTTTCTTCTTCGTCGCCCGGCATAAGGTCCAGATCGGCGCGGCGGCTGGCGATATAGCGAGACACGTAAGGCGGTATGTTGACCGTGGCCTCCACGTCGACAATTTCATAAGCCAACTTGGCTGCACCTTCGCCTTCGCCCAACAGCAGATAGATCACATCGTTTTTATTAACCTCAAAGCCTTCCGGGTTGCCGATCATCTCTTCGGGCTCGATTAAAAAGGGGTGCAGATCACCGCCCAAACTGGCGTCGCCGCGATCTACCAGCGACGCGCCCTGAAACGAATCCGCAGGCAACGCAAAGCCCAGCCCCACAAACGCCCATTTCACGTCGGACTCATCCTCAGTGTTGAGCACCATCATGCCGCCCAGCGAGGGAGTGCCTCCTGCTTCCACGTCAGGCCGGTTGACCTGCTTGCGATACACCTCGCAGTTCATCGCGTTGGGGTGGTGAATAATCACATTTCGGGCCATCGCATTGATGCCCATGGGGATACGGTTGAGCATTACTTTGCTGCCCCTTTGAGAATGGCAATCGCCTGTTCACGCGACATGCCCAGCTGTTGAATCGTGGCCATCAGAGCCGCTTCTGCCTTGGGATCTCCCGCCGCTGCGACCACTCGCTTGCTGCCTGACGCCACACGTTTTGGTTTGGTTGTGGTAGCCCGACTTTGCTTGCGCAGCGCAGCGCGGGAACGGTCATAATCACGGTCGCCGGTATTGCCAGCGGCCTTTGGTCTTGCCGCCTGCTTTTTGGCCTGTTTGTCTGCGTCTTTTTGTGAGGCTCGAATGTTTCCAGACCCATCGCCGGCCTTACGCCCTTTTTCGATAGCGCGCACTAGGAAGTTTTGCACCGTCGCCGATGACTCAACCTCGGCCATGACCCGCAGCACGTGCTTGCAAGCCACGCCGTTCAGATTTGGGTTACGCACCTTCGGGTAGCCATTTTCAGCGCGCCCGGCGTGATAGTTGCCAATCGTGGCCACGTAGCGGTACCAGAACCGGTGTCGGCCGCAGTCACAATCAAAGCGTATGGGTTGTTTTCTAAGCCAGACTGCGGCCTTTTTGGGCGTCTTATCGCCACCGGCAATGGCCGCGGCATAACCCACAAAGTTAACGGTCACAAAATGACGTGTGGCGTCGTATTTTCGGCTCGCATTGGTGACAAAGCGCACCTCCAGTGCGTCAATATTTCCCCCGGAGCCTTTTACCCCACGGGCGCTACCCGGTACCGCTGTCGTGATCTCCTGCCGTGCGCGCTTGCGATCCACGGCAGTAGACATATCGATGACCTGGCGGGGATTGATGCCGCCCTTGAAGCGCTTGCCCAGGGTTCGCACGTTTTGCCGAAACGCGGCCAAGTCATCGGCGGTCAGGGGTCGCGGCTTGCCGTCCGGGGTGTTCATGGTGGTGGTCAGAAGATCCGACGCGCTTAGCTCATCGGCATTACCGCGCAAGTCATCAGGCCTGAGTATTCGGGGTGCGTTGCCGCGCTGGGCAGCATCTTGTCGTGCCAGTTCCCTGGCCTCGCCCACGGTCCCCGACAATTTACCGATTGATGATTCATCAGCCATCAGTCAACCCTCCAGGTGGGGGCGCCGTTTTCGCGGTGCTCATGCCGGGATTCAAATCCCGCCTTGAATTTGAGCTGTCGCAACTGGGACTCGGTGGGCAGCACGATACGGCGCTGCTCAAGCGGCTCATCAACAGAGCTGTTGCCTGTCGCTGCCATGACGACCAGGTATTCCGATCGGCGCCCATACACTCGCTGGGAGATCAGAGTGGCGTCCCAACGCTCATCGGGCTTGATGTCGTAGTTGATGGCCGTGTCCCAGGGCTGTATTGCGCCCGAGAAATCCCGTATCAGCCGCCAAAATACTCGTGCGGCTTGGCTGTTTTGGTCCAGCATCAGTCCACCGCTCCAATGGTCACAACACGACCGTCCATCATGGCCATCAGGTCTGTAATGCTGTCAGCCATGTCCAGGGTGTCGCCGATAGCGCACTGGCGAGCGGCGTAGGCGCAAATGGCCAGTGTTGCAATGTGAGCGTTGCTGGCGTCAGGTGCGATGCGGTACTTGGGGCCACCCACGTCCACACCGTCATGCTCGATCACTGCTGCCGGGTCAGCCGTAGCCGCCAATTCGCGGAATCGAAGGCAAGCCGTCACCCCATCTTCTGCAACGGAGCCCTTGAGCTTGAAGTAGCCGCCAATCGCGCTCGCAAGGTCGCCATCAGAAAATAGAGAGTCGCGGTCGCCGTGCTGGTCGGCAGCGATCAAGAAACTGTCTTCAAACCGAGTAATGGCAGCCACCGACTTAACGATCACCAGAATGCCGGTCTCTTCGTCCATCGCTCCCAGCACCGTTGCCGGCTTGCCCATATAGCCCTTCATGTTGGCCTGTATTTTAAGCATCAGACCTCCTTTACCGTGGTATCCACAGATTCAACCAGCGGATAGCCTGCTGGGTCGTCCGTGCCGGGCACGCCTTTGCCATCGTTGGGCTCGCCTTCCGCAGGCGCCTGGAACAGCGGGATGGAGCAAATCAGGGTTAGGTCAATGACCAGCACGGTCATGTTCTTACTACCCGTGTCGACGTTCATGGCAGGGCTGTCGGGCGTCTCGACTTGCACGGGAAACTCATTGTCCACACCGGCAAACGGAAACACGGCTTTGAACCCACGATTGCTTGATGAATCCAAAAACAACAGAAATTGCGCCGCCAAACTCTTGGCCGTGGGCTCGTCGTGGGCAAAGATGGCCACCTGGGCACGCACCTCGCCCTGCACTAAGCGCATTTCGAAATAGCGGTGTTTGGGGTCGCCGGGTATGAACACATCAATGGGGTCTGCGATCTGGGCACCAAAGCTGCGACTGACCGGTGTGTAATCTTTTGCAATGGCGACCAATATGGCTGGCAACTGGGGTGGCCGCGTTGCCGCTTGGTCAGTGTCGTTTTTGTGCCAGGCCGCTAACATCTCTTCGGCCTTATCGATCATCCGCGTTGGCGCCCACGCTACGCAGTTAGGAAACCCACGTGCGACAAACCGGTGCATACCGGTGGTGGTTGGCACCAGACCGACATAGAAGCGCTGCAGGAAGACGCCGAGCCCTGCCTTAACCGGCTCAAACATAAGGCATCACTCGACGCGAAAGTTGCATGTACTCTTCGTCGTCTTGGCTTTCGGCTTTTTCGTCGGGAATCATAATAGCCGGCAGCGCCGAATCCATGAATTGGCGCGACTCACTCACCATTTTGGCGGCCTCTTGGCACCCACCACCGGTAACCGTGTCGTCCAGAGCCAAGCCCTCAGACGCTTCTTCGGCGCGCTTGTTTTGACGCGCCAGCATATCCAGAAGCTCGTTGTTGTCTTGCTCAAGGCGACCGGCCGCATCTAACGCCAGGCCCATGCTTTGCTCGATGGTGTCGATTAGCAGGCGCTGGGCTTCGATCTTTTCTTGCTGTTCCGCCAAAATCACATCGGTAATCGACATATCGCCGCCGGTGGCTGAATCCAGCACCAGTTCATAGCCGCGATTGGTTGAGTAGTTGGGATCATTAACCCAGTCAAACCCAAACAGCTCAGGCGCGTCCATGTCGATAGCCGAACTGAAGCCGCCCACGCGATTGGAGTACATGCGGGCTGCAAGCTGGCCGGCATCGGTCTCCAAAAACTCGGTTTTATGCTCTACCGTGCCGTCTGGGTGCGCTTTCAGGTAGGTGGTGACCACGGCGGGCTCTATTGCCTGGGACTTGCCGTCAGCAATGCCACCCTCGGCGGGCTCCATGCCGAACCGCAGGCGCGGCCAGTGGCCAAAAAAGCCCAGCATACCGCGCGTGTTGATGCGCTCCTGGGTAGCAGGGCCATTGATTGACGCAACCAAGGCGGGAATATCGAAATTACGCTCAACGCCGCGGTGCTTGCGGCCACGCTCTTTCAGGTTGTAAATGATGACAGGTGGTTGTTGCATAAAAAACCCTCAGTGCGATTGCAGTGAGGGTTATGTTAGGGCGATTCTCGGATGTGGTCGGGTGGATGTTTCCGGCTTGAGACTACTGCGCCTGCCCCTGAGGATTGCTCAAAAAGTTTACCATGTCGCCCATTACACTCAGTCGTCGCCCGTAGCTTTCTTCGAGGCATTCAATGCTTTCGCACTGATTGCGCTTGGCCACCCATTCTTGCTGCTGCCCCCTAAAAAACTGCGCGTCCTCCGGCCCTTCTGCGTACCGAAGTAGCGCTTGGTAACCGGCTGTCATTGCCGTATTCATCTCAGTCAGCGTGCTTTTTTCGCAAACGGCACGCTCAACACTGGTCCGTACATAGTCACAGTCAAGATCAATGCCTAAAGGTCGGATCATTGGCAAGACGGAGTCCAGCTTTGCCTGGTCATGGCCGATAAGGTCTCGAACACGCTTTAGATTTACAGTGCTGCCATCAGAGAATGTCATCTCAATAAGGCCAAATGACAATTTAAGCGTGGTCAGATCGCCGTTCGGGCCAACAAGGTGAACCATAACTGGATCAACGGACCTGTTGGTCTGAACAGAATCAATCACAAAAGAGCCTGCACTATCGCCCTGAACGGCGTACAGCGTGTTTTCATGACGCTTGAAAAACGACAGAGCGCCCTCCCCAAATGCGGGGCGGTATACGCCTTCTATTTTCGCATCCAAAACATGGTTTGCCTCCATACTTGACAGTCTTGTCAGCGCCATGGAAGGAAAGGCCAAAGTTAGAGCCAGCAAAGCTAATATTCCAGTCAATAGATTTTTCATGCGTAGTCCTTGTCGTTTTTGTGTCCATAAAATTAAGATCAGGGTTAGTTGGGAGCTTTGTGAGCGTCATCAATCGTTACCGAAAGCTCAAGAGCGCGCCGTATCCCCTCGCTACCGCTGCCCCCGCCAAGCTTTTTAGCCACATCCCAGTTTGCGTCATCAATGTAGATGGTTCTTTGGCGCCCGTTCTTGATGCTTACGGGCCTGCCTGGCTTACGCTTCACATCACCGGTATTCATTCATATAATTTCCTTTTTTGGTTGTGTTATTTCTCAACCGTTTAGAATAATTATATACGTATAAAACTGTTAGTCAACAGAGCTTGCCAATTAATTAATGCTCAAAATTCTGATAATCCAACCTCTTAAACATCCGCAAACAGATCATCTGCCTCACTCTCCACCGCTTCTGCCACGCTTCGATCCGTTACTTCTGACCCCGATACAGGTATGTAAGCCACGTTTTCTATAAACGCAAAGCAGATCGCATCCCATAAGTCAGGCGATGCCATACCGCCCCACTCGGTGCCGTGCTTTGGTGGCACGCGCAACCGGCCTTTGTCGGTAAAGGTCTTGGGAATACGGCTAGATTGCGCCTGCAGCGCGTTACGGTGCTCCTGAGTCAACACTGACAGCCGCCCCTCCCTCACCGCCCTTGCGGCCTGGTGCATGGCTTGCGCGCGCAGGTTCATATACCGCTCTTTGTTTTTGTTCTGGAAGCAAGGGTTGCCCCAGTTCACACGATTAACGACGCGATTCAGGTCCTCCAGGTCCTGGCACACGTTGATGCCAAGCCCTCCAGAGTCGAACACGTAGGTAATTCCCTCCTTTTCGCCTGCGGCCTCTACCGATGCTGCCGCAAGCCGGTTTGAGCGAATGCCGTTGGTGTGAATGGGTATTAGCACGATTTCCACGCGCCGGGCGTTCGGGCCACGGTCACCGTAGCCAATCACCCGCGCCAGCACTATGGCCGATTTGTCGCGGATACCCTCACCGCTGGCCACGTCCCCCAGGCACAACCAGCCGTAGGCTTCACCGGGCTTAATGATGCGACCCCGCTTGTACATGCTCATAGCGTCGGGCAGCGACATCATGTGCTTAGAGCTGTCCTGCGGAAACAGGCCTAGCAGACGTACGCGGCGCTCGTCATCGTCGTAACTGTCCCAGAGTTCGCGCAGGGCATCGTCTGACACCAACGGCGACTCCAGCGAGCTGAACGTCATCGTGTGCCATTCACCGCCGTTGAGCCGTGAAAATTCGTGGTGCGTGCGCCAGAAAAATCCAGAGTTGCGAGTAGGCTGGCTGGTTAGCAGCATTCGGTTGTGCTGCTCGGTCAGTGCGCCGCGCAAAGTTGTCAGCACATTATCAGACAGCGTAGAGGCCTCGTCCCCAATAATCATTAACCATTCGCCGTGGCGACCGGCCATTTTGTTCGCCGTTTTGTCGTTAGCGGTTTTCGACTCCACAAACCAGGTATCTTCAAAACCTTTAACCCGCATGCTGCCGTTGGCCAGCACGTCAATGTGGTCTGCGATCCAGCTGTGGTCACCGCGCCGTATTTGCTGCACCGCTATGCCAATTTCTTTCCACAACGTCACCTTGAGCTGATCCATGTCGTTCGCGGTCAACAGGGTGATTGACTGGGCAAAGCACAGCATATGCCAGAGTACGATATTGGCTATACCCGCCGTCTTTCCCGTGCCGTGACCAGACGACACCGACACCCGCGAACGCGACACGGCGACACCCGCGTAGAGCTCAATTTGCTGAGGTGTGGGCGTGATGCCCTGAACTTCCAGCGCAAAGCGAGCAGGATCTGGCGCGAAACGCTCACAGAACGGCAGCCAGCGCGGGTCTTCGTGCAGTGCTATCCGCTTTGCCACGCTTAATCATCCTCCCCGGCCGGCGTGAAATCACCTTCAAGCGTCAATCCCAGGCGCTCAGCCCGGCCCATCATGCGCTCCTGAGTTTCCGCCGCTTGCTGTAGGGCTTTGCTGTACAGCTCGTCCATTTTCTCCTTGTCGACCAGAGCAATGGTCGGCGCCTCAACAACCTCCACTTTGTTTTTCCACCGCTCTGGCTGTCGATTGGTTAGCCAAAACTTGGCCGCGTCCGTATCAGGAGCCACCACTTCGATGTAGGGAACCACCACGGGCACGCCCTGATATTGGAAAACTTTGGTTGCCTGATGCGTAAACCCGGTGGCCTTTTTGTAAAGACTGCTGGCCACTTTGGCGTCAGCCACCGCGCGGCCCTCTTGCATCGCCACACCGAACGCCGGGTGCGATTTCATCCAGTTGTAGACCGTTTGTTCTGACACTTTCAGAAGCGTTGCGACATCCTCAGGCGTTGCCCCCAACAGGCAGTGCCTGTAGGCGAGTCCGACAAACTCGGAGTGGTACTTTGTTGAGCCCGAGCCTTCAAAAATTCCCGCCAAGGGGCTCTCGTCCTGGTCTTCAAGTGATTGCGTGTGCACGCGGGATAGGGTCAAGTCATGAAATTCGGCGCCCGGCCCTTCGTCATCCTCTTCCCATTCGAGGCAGTCAGCATTCAGCACTTCTGGTTTCTGGTTTCTGGTTTCTGGTTTCTCTGCCCTTTTGGTTTCTGGCCGAGTGGTTTCTGGTTTCTGCTTTTTAGGCTTGGCAGTCGCCGGTTTTAGCTCAACCTTGCTGCCCTTAACCCACCCGCTCTTCACGGCACGCTTACGCACCGCCGGCGCAGAAACCGGCAGCGCCAGCTCCCGCACCAGCCACGTGTAACCACTGCGCTCGTCTTTGCTCCAGGCAGCATGCACATTTGCCCACTGGGTTTCGCTCATCTTTGGAACGGCCATTACACAAACACCAGATCCAGTTGCGAACGACCGCCCGCCGATGCGTTTTCAGACCTAAAGCGCCTCACTCTGGCGCGAGAGTGCCTGGCCGCGTCCGCCGTCCGCTCAATGGCCGCTTCAAGCCGGGTTCCGCCGCGCATATCCAGCCAGGTCTTTTCATTCAGCGCAACAAATCGGCTCATGGCCTGCTGGGACTCTTTCGCTTCCATGTCAACAAGAACCAAACCGTCTTCGAGCATCTTGACTCGCTCAATGACGCCGCCCTGTACAACCACGTCGCGCATGCGCATTCGCTCCCAGGACTCACGCATGTGCACCGCCATTTCACGGCCAATCGAGCGCTTGTCCTCGTCACGCTCCATTGTTTCGGTAACGCCGGTCAGATAATCCAGAGACACGTCGTACAGCTCTGCGCTACGTTTTAGCACCCATAACGGGATCTGGCTTGAGTGTTTGCCGCTTTCGATTTTTGAGAGTTTTGTACTGTTGCTGTATCCCAGCATCTTTGCCGCTTGTTGCTGGCTAAAGCAGGCCATTTCGCGGGCTTCGCGAAGGCGCGCACCCACTGCCTGGGCAAGCTCCGCCTGCTCTGTCCGAGTTGGGGTCTTACGTGCATTGCTATGATGATCCGCCACAAAAACTCCTTTCTCAATTTCCCGGCTTTAGCCTAAGCTGAGCCTGCAACATTCAATCATAGCCAGGCCTGTTAGGGCTTTGACTTTGCTGCGAACACCTGAATCGCCTCGTCTTCTTGCTGCGCAGCGTTTGCCAGCCGCCTCAATTCCTGATTCATGCCACTTCCCTCTTGTATTTAATCAGCGTTTCAATCGTCGACACGGCATTGCCGCTTTTGATTAGCTCGCCGGCAGTCCGGTAGATCGTCCAGCCCATACGCTGAGCTGCCTCGTACTTGCGCAGGTCTGCCAGAAAGCCCTCGCCCCGCGTGTGTCTTCCGCCAATCCAGGCGCCTCCCTCGCACTCACAGGCAATCATCAGATCCGGCCAGGCGAAATCGAAACGGTAATCTTTGAGACCCGCTGCCTTGACTCGTTGACGAACTCCAGCACCGGTACCGCCCGTTGCGATTGCAGCAAAGCGGTATTCCCTCTCGGGCTCCGGCAGCTTCAGCGCGCGGATCTGGAACGCCAGTGCTTCCTCGAGCTTGCTCATGCAGCACCCCTCACGGTTATCAGCCCTTTGCCTATCAGCACGGCTTGGGTGCGAATCACCGCTTCCAGGTGCAGCAAGTCGCGGAAAGGTTTGGTGCTTTCGCGGTTGTACCCACCATCCAGCCATTCATGGCAGGCGCTACACGCATACGCGGCTTGCCAGTCTGGATTCTTGCGCCCCATGCCGCCGCCGTTGATGTGAGCCAGGACCACAGTTTCAGAATTGCCGTTGCAGATGCCGGGTACACGAACCAAGCAATCTTCACCCTTGGCGCTTTGCCTGATCTTGCTCGTTTTCATGTTGTGCTCTCCGCTGTCTCGGGGTAGCGCCGAAGCGTCAAATCAACACGCTTGGTTGGCCGCATATCTTCACGCTGGATCGTGCCGCCGTTGGCCAAAAACTTGGCGGTTTCCCGCTCGATTTTGTCGCGTGCTTCTTGCGATTTCTTGCTAATGCTTAGCCCGTTCATGTTGCTCTCGATTCTTGATAATGATCGTAAATTTCCAGCGCGCTATCGCTCCACTCCACGCCCATTTCCACGCCCTGGGCATACAGAAACTCAATGAACGCTGCAGCCTCGCCTTTGCGGAACGTTCTCGTGCTTGGCCGCACGGTGATGGTCCGGCGCCCGTCCAAGCTGGTGACTACGCGCCCTGGTTTGCCCAGCGGCGTCCCCATTTCCGTCATGTCCTGGTTAAACTGATCTACCAGCAAGGCCTTCCAAACATCTGATATGTAGCGTTTGTTGCCGAAAAAGGTGATCTGCTTTGCGATATCGTTAATCAGCGCGTGATAGTGACGCTCTTGATTGCGGCTTTTGCCTTCTCGGGTAAGAGTGATCACCACGGCGCCGCCCTCAATGCCACGCTTTACCAGCTCCCAGACTTGCAGCATTACCGGCCTTAACCGGACTTGATCGGGAATTGTTAGCGTTCTTTCGCTCACTTCGACGCCCTGCACTGGCAGTTGTCACAACCGAAAACCTGTCGTCTGCTCATGCCGCGCTCTCCGGGTCTGGGTTATATCCGCCGTGCGCATGCTCATACTTCCCGCCTTTCACCGCCCGCACTTCGTCGTCTTGTATCAGCGCATAAACTTTTCGGCGGGTTGTTAGCTCGTCTGTGCCGATTATTAGCGCGATTTCTGGCATCGACAGAGTTTGGC